CATTCATCTCCCTCTTGCCTGATAGTTTTTTCTACTGGCTCGACTCGTAATTGATAACCAGTTGCGGTAAAAAAAGTTTTTACATTTCCGACTGTATCGCCCGTTGTTTTGATGACATCTAAGACGGTATCAGCAGGAAGTCCTGAAAGGTTGGTCAGGTCTACATCTGTCAGGGAATCGACGAGAATCTCATATTGATTCCAATTATCTTCAGGAAGTTCCATGCCTCGACGACCCATCTCATTGAGAATTGTGTGATGGACTTCAATAGAGGCGGCATCGGGTTCGTTTAGATGAACACGCTTATGAAGGGCTATGAGTTTTTCTGCACTTAGCCCTACTAATTTTGGAGCAATATCCGCCATGAACTAAGAATAGCGGATGTTATTCTGACTGCGGTTTATTTCCTTGAAGGATAGTTTGTATTTCAGCCATTATCTTTGATTCATCTTCTTCCGAGGCGCCAGTCTCAGAAATAAATTTAACATTCGTTTGCCAATTGGCGTAAGCCTTTTGAATGGCTTTAAGTTTTTCTTGTCTAGTAGTCATTGTCTTATTATACCCTAGTTTAATTCTTTTTACTAGGTGCTGGTTTTTCTCGGGGAGTGCCATCATAAATCATTCCATCACCATCATGGTCAATTGGACCTTCAAGAATTCTCATACCTTCGGCGGTCAAGGCTTTGGAGTATTTGAAAAATTGTCCATACATCAATTTTTTACCAGCCCAATTCTTATCACCTTCTTTGTATCCAATGTTTGCGAAATCGGCAGGTAAAGGAAAGCCATCTTCTTTCATTGATTTCACACTATCGTAAGTTACTTCCCCATCCGCATCTACTTTGTAACCATTGAGCGCTCGACTCATAATGCCATCAAATTCTTTTCTTTCGGGTGAATCCACCTTAAATGTTATGCCGGCGGTACCAAGTAATGCTCCTAACGCAGTAAAAGCATGGTCAGGCGAGCGCCAATCGTATCCCGCTCTTGCCCAATGTCGAGCGCCATCTTCAAGACCAGTTGAAACAATAATCCCATCTAAGCCTTGAGCGACATACCATGCCTCAGTCCGTTGTATCAATTCTTTACCAAAGCCAGTTCCTCGATTATCCTCATCGTAAATCTCGAATAAATTATGCTCAACCAATAATGCTCCATTTTTTTCAAAAAAGGTTCTTTCGATTGCGCCAATGACCTCATTATTTTCGTCAAGAATATCTCCGCTAATTCGGATGCCGCCATCTACAACATCACCATATCCAATTCTGCTGGAGAATGTTCTTTGATTTCCATTTCGGTCTATTCCAGTATGCTCAATATCAAATACATCTGCTAACTGCATCGTGATTTCCTCTGTACTAAGGCGTTCGTCCCCCCTTTCGTCTCTAATTTGCGACTCTAAATCATCAATATTATTTTCAATATAATTATAAACCATTTCATTTTCTACCCGCTCAAAGATTTCATTTTTTTCTTGTTCGGTGTATTCATGATTAGGGAATTCATTTTGAAGTGCCTCTAATCTTTCAGCGACTTCCGTATCAATATCTTCTGTGATTGCTTGATATAAAGGTCCTGTATTTCTAACCAACATGTCAATTTCTTCGTATGTTACTTCTGAAGGTTTTAGAGCATTTCTAATATCATCGGCGGAAGGACCAACATCCTTCATAGATTTAATTCGCTCACTTTGTTCTGCTGTATAACCTTTAGCCCAAAGTCCATGGTCGGCTTGGTCATGCTCGGGTCCGCCCTCATGCTTGAGAACGGGTTTTAACCCGTAGTCAAAATAAATTACTTTGGTTCTTCTTCGACTTTCATTCCAGTCATTTTCTCCCAAAGTTCTTTTGCGTAAGCGTCTTTCTCCTCCTCGGTCATTCCCGAGGTGTCTTTCCATTGAACCATTTTGACTTCCTTTTTGGACGCCACCTGTTCCTCCTGTGTCTATTTCTTTTTGGTTTACGACATCCCATATTTTGAGTTGGTCGTTATTCCTTCCAAGGCTTACTGCTTCATCCCTATCCATGATGTTTTGAGATACATCTAGGAATACTTTACCCTCATGTTCCCAAGTTCCCAAATAGTTTTTACCCGTGGCTAAATCTTCTGAGTGTTTTTGCTCGTACTCACGCAGGATTTTCCAGCCTTCTTTCGGGTCGTAGAAGTCTTTGGCAGGGACTATGCGGCTGAACTTGGTAGGTTTTGAGACCATGTAGCCCTTATCGGGAAGGGAACCATCGGTCATCTTGATGGATAACCCACCCCAATCTCGAGTGAATTGTTGAATCTTTGCGGCTGTCTCTTGGGATATTCCCTCTTCATCTGATTGACCAGTCGCCCATGACCCATGGGTGGACTGGTCATGGTCGCCGTGTTTAGTTACCTTTAATTGATTCAAAAATTCAAACGGGTCTTGTTTTTCAATAATTGTAAAATAATAAAAATCAACTTTTTGAATAGGCGTGAGTGTACGAATTTTTTTAGAAAGTTCTCGAGATTCTTGGGCGCTGATTGCTCTCATTTGTTCGCCTCTTGTACAGCCAGCATTGACCTATCCCATATTACAAAAACAGGAGCGGTTCTTGTGAAATCTCTTCTTCCCCCATCTGTAATAACTCTCATATTTCGTAAATGTTCCGCTCCTCTGTGTCCTTGCGATGCGGCTAAGACACCCAAATCGTCAGCACCCCAAAATGGTTGTTTACCCGAGCGAACCATTTCTCTATTTTCTTTCAAAATATCATTGAATTCATTTGCGTCCATCGTACTGTTTGGTGGTATCGCTACCTTGAGAACGGTTCCTTGCTTGCCTGTTCTCCAGTCATCAGCATAACTTCGTGCAACTTCATAATCTGTTGTGAGATAAATTCCATCACCATCTACTCCTGAACCAGCATGATAGTTACCTGTTCTGAATTCTTCCGCTAATTGCTCAGAAGTATAATTTATATTGCCGTCCCCGCCATGACTGTAATCTTGAATTCCTCGATAAGCAATAGTCCAGCCTTCTGCTTGTAATTTATCCATTTCATCAGCAGTAACCACTTTTGGTGGTTCAGCAAAACCTTGTTTTTCAGCAATAATTTCTAAAGCATAATTTTCCCATGCTCGTTTTTCACTTCTGTTTTTTTCGTCTCTTTTTTGAATTTCTTTGTATGCTTCAGAAGTTTGATATGTATTTATATCTTTTCCAAAATAAGACGACATTTCCTCTGTTTTATCAGGAGCCAAACGCTTTGCTTCTTCGGCGGTGCCAGTTGCCCAAGAACCATGACTAGATTGGTCATGGTCGCCGTGTTTTAGAACGGGTATGTATCCGAATGGAAAATTTATTGTTATTGTCATGAGCGCTCGGGTGGAAGTAGGACCATGGCACATCGACAATTCGGATGAACTATTGGCGCTTCAACACCGATAGAGAACAAACCGTTCCATGGAACTGTTTCTCCATCCATCGGCGCACATATTTCGCAGGTGCGTTCATCTTTTGCGGTAACCCACATTTTCATAGATTGAGGGTCTACAAATCCCTCTTCGGACGCTTGCTTCCATCCTTCGTAGCGACCTTCGTTTTGTGCTAATTGGATTTCGGTGCGAGCAATCATTGTCGCTCTTTTGCTCTTGAGTGAATCGGCATATCGACTCGCTCGCTCTTGAGCCTTGGTTAGCGCTCGCTCGGGTTTATCGCCTTGACGAACTAAACGAGCGAATTCTTTTCTTTCAAATTCTGTAACTGCCTTGCCCCATTGCGGATGTAAGCCGACAACATTCTTGATTCTTTTGGCGGTAGCGCGAACATCAATTTGGTCATTGAAGGCATCGATAATTGCTTGACGAACTGCCGCTCTTGTAAGCGCATCAATCGAGGTAATCAATTGTCCAGCGCGAGTCTCTGCGAATTTGAGGGCAAGCGGATTGGTTACATTGAACTTCATATTAACTACAAGTTTGGGTTGCTTTGGCTTTGCCCAAGTTGGAAGTGGCTCGGGCTTGAGATTCGCCATTGGCTTTTTATTCGTAATCTTTGGCGGAGTTAGAGATGTTTGAGGAAGCGCCAACTTAGGAGCAAGTTTACGAATCTGCTCTATTGCCTCTCTTCCTCCAAGTTCAATGGCATTGAGTAACGAATCTTGAACATTCTTTTGATTAGCGATTGTGATTGCTTCAACTAAGCGCGTCACTTGTTGCGGGTCGAGATTACGCATCAAGCGTTCTAATTCGGTCAGACTGATTTTGTCTGTTGCGTTTTTTATCGCATTGAATAAAGACCGAGCGAGCGCTTGCTCCTCGGGTGATAGTGGGATTCGCCGTGGGCGTTCAGCCTTAGCAAAATGAATTGCCATGACTAACCAACTTCAGGAGTTTTTGGTAATCCTTCTATATCGGGCGCTGATGGTAATGATTCTTCGCCTGAAGTTTGTGGCGCTTCAGGTTGCTCCGACATTTGAGGTGGCATTGGAGGTTGCCCCGGGGCTTGCTCTGCTCCGGGCATTGGAGGCATACCAAAATTCTGACCATCGTGTTCGGCTGGTGGTAATCCTGCCAAGTCGCGTAAGTAATCTTCCAACTTAGGGTCAGGAACAATCGCGCCGGTTTGTACTAATCCTGCAACGAATGAAGAAACCTCATTCAAATCAACATGGCTTACTTCACCATAAGTTAGATAAGGAGCGCGAGATATATCCATTCCGTTAAGTTTTAGAAGCCTTGGAATCGCGTGTTGATTGATAACCTCAGCGATATTTTTAGCAATTGAATCTACTGCCATGGACCACAAATCCATCTTGGAAGTACCAAGGGCGTAAGAGCCAACTCGGTCTGAGCCAAGGAGAATGAAGTCAGAGAGAATCGACATTGCAATTCTTTGGTCATAGCGTTGAATAATTCTGTCTGTGTCGAACTGACGAGAACCGCCTGATGAAAGTAAAACTAAATCAAATACTTTGTGTCCTTGGTCATCATACATAGAGGGCATGATGATTCCCTCTTGCTCATTGCGTTTGATTGAGGTAACGATGTCCTTGATGGTGGTCAAAACTGTGGATTGCTCGGCGGTTGCCGTTGAGGATAGGAACTCAG